GCGACGAAGAGGACAAAGCGAAGGAACAGTACATGGCTCACCGCTGCTCCGAGTTTTCAAGCAAAACAGCGAAGAAGTAGCTGGCTCATTTTCTCAGAACTGAAGGGCTGGCTGAAAGCGGCTATAGAAACGGTTTGAGTCTCAATTCCTTCAAAGAATGCTAGTGCGGCATTGGGTTCGACCATGCGATAACTCCGGATAGTCGCCAAACCAGAAGTTGAAGACTCCAGGCTGGAATGCTGCGCGGTGTCCGACACCTGGCAACTGGTCGGCGCTGTCCGTAAGGTCGAGTACAAACTACTACACTCAAAATAACGGCTGCTGAGCTTTCGCCGGCGGCTCTATAGCAGTCCGGTTCAGTACGGAGCCGATGATCCAGTATTTGTAGCCGTCGTCGCCGTAGTAATAGCGGTAAGTGGCAGTCCGGCTGCGCAGCGTAAACTGCTCGCTAACGCCGGCGGCCCGCACGCGCTCAAGGTAGAACTGGAAGACTTCAGGGTTCCACTCGCGGAGTATGTATTCATGCGGAGCGTCCGCATAGGTTTTGGCGTATTTCCAGCTCGGGGGAGTCATTGACGCTCTTTCTCCGGAGACTTGCGGGGCCGACCGCCGAGCTTGCCCCATTCGCGCTGCTGATCGGCGTGGAGTTTGGCGGTAGTTTTTCCGCCCTTACGGCCGAGACATCTGGGGCAGATCAGGACCTGCTCGGGATGTTTCGGACAGTGAGGCTGCTTTTTCATGCGGTCCTCCCTATGGACTCGATGCGAGATTGTACAGCGTTGAGAAGGTCGGAATCGGGTATGCGATTGGCGGTGGCCAGGGTGTAGACGCCGACTTTGCCATCCACCTTCAACCGCTGGCCGCAGTCGCGGATAGCGTGCTGGAGGGCGATGGAGGCCGCCGGCACACCGATCGTGGTCGCCATGGTGGCGAGCAGGTCGGCTACGGCATAAGCCTTGAGGCCGGCGAACTCGCCACGGCTTGCAGGCTCGGATGGTGGCTCTAAAGCGGCTAAGTGGTCACCAAGGCCCAGCAGCGCCAATTCTAGTTCCATTAGGGCGCCGCGGATGTTGCCTTCTGACTTGCGGGCGATGGCGGCGAAATCTGCCGTTCCTTCGCCGTGTTCGAGGCCCCAGACGCGCTTCAGGAATGCGGTGATCTCGGCCTCGCTCTGTGCACCGTCGAACTTGACGACTCGGCAGCGGGACATAAAGCGCTCCGCCAGCCGGTGCGTACTGTTGCTGGTGAAGACGAACACGGTGTTGGGTGGGAACGCGGTGGCGTCCAGCTTCGAGAGGAATGCGTCCTGCGCCGGCGGGGTCATCTCGTTGGCCTCATCGACGAGCACCAAGTGCATCTTCGTACCTGTCCAGGGCATGAAGTGGCAGTGGTAGGCGATGTTTTCAACCTGGGCAAGATCGCATTCCCGGGAAGGGACGTGCCTCACTTCCGCGGGGATATCGTTGGCCATGGCGAGTGCCATGCTGGTTTTGCCAGTGCCCGGCGGCCCAACGAACAACCAGGCCGAGGGGTAGGGGTTAGCAACGAACTTGGCCAGCGCCCGCTTGGCAGCCTGCAATCCGATGAAGTCCGACACGTGCTTGGGAAGATACTTGTCGGACAGAGATTGCGGGTATGCCAGGCTGAACTGATCCGCCGGGATGGTATCGGGGGTTAAGAAGCTATCTGACATGGCGTCTCCTTACGCGTACCACGAGCAGTACATCGGGCGCCCGTCCCACTTGGAGCCGGACCCGAATTCAAAATGAACCGAGTTACCATACTCACCCGAGCTGGCCTTATGCATGGTTTCCTTGCCGTCTTTCAGATCGGAGAAACCCCACTTGGCCGGATCCTCGCCGCTGGTGTCGACGTGCGGCGCGCTCGGGCCGGACATGAAGCCGTCTTCCGTGACGTCGGCGACGATCGGCATCAACCAGACGAAGTGTTCGCTCGTGCGGGTAACGCGATACCAGTCGACGTTGGTCTGTTCGTAGCCCCAAGAGTTCGCGATAATGTCGCCGACCTTGAGGCTATGAGGTTTATTGGCTGCGGCTCTCCATTTGGCGTGCCGCTCTTTGTCGCTCGCCAGGCCAGCAAAAAATTCCTGCGCTTTCTTGTGCGCCTCTTCCAGGGTGCGGTAGCTGTAGTGCCAGCTCGAATTGCCAGAGTTGCCCTTGTAGGCGATGGCGGCGTAACGCTCGCCGATGGCGTAGACGTACACGATGCCGTTGTCTTTGGGGTCTAGGATGGGAATCGAATCTTCCGGTATCCATCGTGGCTTGGTTTTCATGCGCCTCTCCTTACAGATGCGTGTCGAGGCCGGTTTCGGCGGTAAAGGTATCTTGCAACTGGTCGAAGTAAACGCCATCGCTTTCCGCGACTAGCTTCAGGTCCAGATGCCGGATGGTTGCGAACGTCATTGTGTAGGTATCGCTCGGTTCGAGGATGATCTTGACGTAGTTGATGTGGCGCTCATTGCTGGTGCCCGGCAGCCGGAAGGCAAGGCCGGAGTCGACAGCGGTAAAGTGCTGGGCGCCGGTCATTGCCATAAAGCGCCGGCCGCCGAGCTGTTCGAGGATGGTTTGAGCAATCTGCATGTCGTCAGTTGCGCTCATGGTTAGCCTCTGGTGAAGATTTGAAAATTGCAGTTTGGGCCGGGTTCCTTCTGAAATCCCGGGGAACCGAAGTGGCCGCACTGCCACCATCCGGTGAGGCTGAGGTTGCGGTGCAGCTTGGTTCCGCAGTCGGGACAGGCGCCGGCGACAACGATCCGCGCGGCCTCGGCGTAGCGCGCGTCTTGCTGCGCTTTGTATTCGGCTTTTTGCGCCCTGGTCATTGTGGGCCCTCTGTTCTAGTGTAAGAATAAGGCAGGGGTAGGTTATTTGTCAAGAGCTATTAAGTGTTTTATAGGCTTATTAAGTGTTTTGTAGGCTGTATTAATTGTTTCCTAGGCTGTATTAGTTATTTTCTGTAGAATACTTTGTGGATAACTTATGGCAGGTCGTCGTCCGAAACCGACAGCAATTAAGAAGATGATGGGGAACCCCGGGAAACGTCCGCTAAATGAGAATGAGCCGCAACCTACCGGGGTGCCGAAGTGTCCGAAGATGTTTCTGTCACCCCTGGCGCGAACTGAATGGCGCCGCGTGTCGAAGGAGCTTGCTACTCTCGGGCTCTTAACGAACGTAGACCGCGCGGCCATGACAATCTACTGTGCTGCGTGGGCCCGATGGGTTGAGGCTCAGGAGAACGTCAAGAAGTTCGGGGAAGTTATCAAGACCCACAACGGTAACCCAATTCAGAATCCATACCGCGCAATAGCGAACCGCGCAGAAGAGACAATGCTGAAGGCTGCGGCCGAGTTTGGTATGACTCCTAGCGCGCGCAGTCGAATCTCAGTTTCAACAGCACCAGGCAAACATGGAGCAAAGGAAAGCCAAGCGGAAAGCTACTTCACCGACGCCGGACCCGGTAACGAAGTATTGCAATGACGTATTGGCCGGGCGTATTGTCGCCGGCGGTCTTGCCAGGAAGGCATGTCAAAGGCATCTCGATGATATGCGGGATGGTCCCGAGCGCGGGTTATCCTGGGATAAAGACGCGGCTCTTCGAGCCATCAGATTCTTTCCCGATGTGCTATGCCTACCAGAGATCGGCACACCATTTGCGCTCGAACCCTGGGAACAGTTTGTCGTCGGCTCACTGTATGGGTGGAAGGGACCGGACGGCTATCGGCGATTCAGAACGGCTTACGTTGAAGTTGGTAAAGGTAATGGTAAGAGCCCACTTGCCGGTGGAATCGGCATTTATATGCTGGCGGCGGATCGCGAACGGGAAGCGCAGTGTTTCGCCGCGGCGACGACTCAAGAGCAGGCCCACATTCTGTTTCAGGACGCGGTCAAGATGGTACAGGGGTCGCCGGTGCTGCGGTCCCGGATTACGACTTCTGGCACGCGAAAGATTTTCAACCTCGCCCATCCGGCAAGCGGTTCATTCTTTCGGCCCATATCTTCGGAGCATAAAGGGCTTGATGGCAAGCGCGTGCATTATGCGGCGCTCGACGAGATTCACGAGCACCCGACATCGATTGTCGTCGACAAGATGCGGGCCGGGACAAAGGGCCGGCGGCAAGCACTGATTTTTGAGATCACAAACTCTGGATACGACAGAACATCGGTTTGCTGGAATCATCACGACTATTCCCGCAAGGTGCTTGAGGGCGTGCTGGAAAATGATTCCTGGTTTGCCTATATATGCGGGCTCGACCCATGCCCAGATTGTCTGGCGGCCGGGAAAACGCAGCCTGATTTTAGCTGCAAGAACTGCGATGACTGGCGAGACCCGAAGATATGGCCGAAGGCGAATCCGAATCTTGGGGTTTCCATCTCTCATAAGTACCTTGAAGAGCAGGTTGCCGAGGCAATCGGGATGCCCAGCAAAGAGAACATTGTCAAGCGGCTCAACTTCTGTATCTGGACTGAGCAGTCCGAGCGCTGGATGCCGATCGACAAGTGGGACGCCTGCGGGGCGCCGTTCAGTGAAGACGCTCTGCGGGGCGAAGTCTGCTTCGGAGGCTTGGACTTGGCGAGCACGGCTGACTTTGCCTCATTCTGCAGGTTGTTTCCGCCGACCGATGAGCGGGAGGCCTGGGCTGCTCTTTGGCGGTTCTACATCCCAGAAGCGAAGCTCGAGGAGCGAATTCGCAAAGATCCTGGACATAGTTGGTCAGTATGGAAAGATCAGGGGTTGCTGTGCGCGACTCCGGGAAACATTATTGACTATGATTTTATCCGAGCCGACATTCAGGAGCTCGCCGAGCAGTGCCTTATTCAGGAGATAGCCTTTGACCGTTGGAATGCGACTCAGTTAGTAACGCAGCTTGGCGGTGATGGCTTCACGATGGTTCCGACCGGCCAGGGGTTTGCCAGCATGAACGCTCCAACCAGCGAACTCATGAAGTTGGTCATGGGTAAGCAGCTCATGCACGGCGGCAATCCAGTTGCGCGCTGGATGGCTTCGAACGCGGCCGTTGAAATTGATTCGTCAGGGTTTATCAAGCTGAGCAAGAAGAAGTCGGCAGACAAGATTGACGGCATGGCCGCGCTTTGCGATGCGCTCAGTCGGGCGATGGTGGCACCAGAGGGCAACTACACTGATCCTGAGGTGATGTGCGTTTGAAACTCCCGAAACTGCCGGCGCAACTCGATGGCTTGGACCTGGCGGCCCTGCTCGGACTGGCGGCAATCATCGTCGGCATCGGTCAGAATCGCAAAGCCGTAAACGCTGGTGTCACGTCTGGTGTTTCGTCTCATCAATGAAAGCGAGAGCGTTTGTCACACATTCATCGGCGTTAGCGACGGCGACATGATAGGCGTCGCTCGTTAG